ACGCCTAAAGAGTAATAATACAGGTTACCGACTAGCCGGATAGCTAGGAGATAGGAGATCGCGTGAGCGACGAAGATCTTGCAGTAGCGGAGATAAGCACCGCGCCAGAGTTGGAAGCTACGGTGGCCCCAGCGACTGAGGAAACTAAACCGGAAGAACAACCGCCTGAAAAGATGTTCACTCAGAAAGAGTTGGACGCTCTGATCGACAAGCGGTTTCGCAAAGAGAAGCTAAATGCAGCTAAGGCAGCTCAAGAGTTAGCCGAGCTTCAGGCGAAGTTACAGGCTCAGTCTGCAACCCCGCCCGCGCCAGATGATTTTGAGAACGCTCAAGCCTATGCGGAAGCATTGGCCGAGCAAAAAGCTCAACAGATTCTAGCGCGTAAAGAAGCAGAGCGACAACAATCGGCTGTTCTTGAGGCATATCAAGACCGAGAGGAAGACGCTCGGAGTCGATACGATGACTTTGAACAAGTCGCGTATAACCCAAATCTTCCTGTAACGGACTATATGGCTCAAGCGATACAGGCTTCGGATATTGGCCCCGACGTGATTTATCACTTAGGTTCCAACCCAAAAGAAGCACATCGTATAGCTAATTTACCGCCGATCTTGCAGGCAAAAGAGATTGGTCGGATCGAAGCTAAATTAGCGGCTGATCCTCCAGCGAAACGCACTTCAACTGCGCCAGCTCCTCTTGCTCCTGTCACGGCTACTCGGTCAAGCTCCGGCCCTAGATATGATACGACTGACCCACGGGCTACAAAGTCGATGTCAACGTCAGAATGGATTGAAGCCGAACGGTTGCGACAGATCAAGAAGTGGGAAGCGCAAAACCGTAGGTAATTAGGTTATGTCAAACTCAATTTTAACAATTGACATGATCACAAGGAAGGCGCTCGAAATCCTCGAGAACTCCCTTGTGCTCACCCGCACTGTGAACCGTCAGTATGACGACTCTTTCGCTGTAGAAGGCGCTAAGATCGGCTCAACGCTGCGCATCCGTCTTCCTGACCGCGCATTGGTCACGGACGGCGCTGCCCTTCAGGTTCAGGACGACAACGAGCAGTACACCACGCTCACTGTCTCCAGCCAGAAGCACATTGGCGTGAACTTCACGACCGCCGAACTCACGATGCAGTTGGACGATTTCGCTGAACGTGTTCTGAAGCCTCGTATTTCGCAGCTCGCGTCTTCTATCGACGCCGACGTTGCCAACAGCTTCAAATACATCGGCAACTCGGTCGGCACCCCAGGCACCACGCCTGCTACGTCGCTGGTACTGTTGCAAGCTCAGCAAAAGCTCAACGAGAACGCTGCGGTTATGTCGCCTCGTTATGCCACTGTTAACCCAGCCGCTAACGCTGCGTTGATCGAAGGCATGAAAGGTCTGTTCAACCCTGTTTCGGCTATCTCGAAGCAGTTCAAGAACGGCGTATTTGGCGAAGGCATCCTCGGCTACGACGAGCTGAACATGTCTCAGTCAATCAAGCAGTTCACGACCGGCTCACGCGCTGGCACCGTAACTGTTAACGCGACTGTCACGACCGAAGGTTCGACGACTGTTGTTCTGACGGGTCTTACGACCACGACGATCAAAGCTGGCGACGTGTTTACGATTGGTAGCGTTTATGCTGTCAACCCACAGACCCGTGAGTCAACCGGCTCGCTGTATCAGTTCGTGGCTCTTGCTGACGTTACGGCGTCAACGACTGCTTCGGTCACTGTTCCTGCGATGTATTCGGCTTCTCAGGCTCTCGCCACGGTCGATGCTCTGCCACAGTCCGGCGCGGCTGTTACGTTCCTCGGCGCTGCTTCTACGCAGTATCCACAGAACCTTATCTACCATCGCGATGCGATCACCTTCGCCACCGCCGACCTTCTGCTTCCGCAGGGTGTCGATATGGCAAGCCGTCAGGTTCACAATGGCATCTCGCTCCGTGTTGTTCGTCAGTATGACATCAACAACGACCGTCTGCCTTGCCGTATTGACGTGCTCTATGGCTACAGCGTGATTCGTCCGCAGATGGCCGTTCGCCTTTGGGGCTAATATAAGCGGCGGGTCTTTAGACCCGCCCTTTTCCATCTCTTTTGGAGTTTAATCCATGACTACGACTGCAAATGCGGCTTATCCGCTTGAGACGTTTGGCCCTTACGGTGCTATTCCAAATGGCAGCGGCGGCTATCAGTTTGGTGACGGCAATCTTGCTGAAACCGATTTCTTTGCAACCCCTGCGCCTGCAACCGCTACGGTTACGGCTACCCTGACCGCCGCTCAAGTGCTCAACGGCATTTTGCTTGGCTCGCCAGGATCCAGCGCTGCGGCTTATACGCTTCCTACGGTTGCTGATCTCGAAGCTGCGCTTCCTTCGGCTGTTAAAGTCGGCGCATCTTTTGACTTCTCCGTAATCAACGTAGACGGCTCAAGCTCTGGCGTTATCACGATCACGACAAACACCGGCTGGTCAATTGGCACCTCCGGCAGTCAGGGTCTGATGACGATTGCTGCTACGGCTGGCACGACACAAGCCTACCGCGCCCGTAAAACCGGCGTCGGCACTTGGGCGCTGTATCGGATCTCTTAATAAAGGATAAAGGCAATGCCAAACACAAAACCTGTAGGTGTTGCCTTTTCTGATCCCGAACTCGTAAGTGGCACAACCATTACGGGCGCGACGATCAGCGGAGGCACTCTCTCGGCTCCTACGATTACCGGCGCGACTCTGACGACAGCTACTGTCTCAGGCACGTTCACGTCAACGGCTACTACAGGCCCTGTCATCGCTAACGCGACGGCTGGCGTGTATTTCCTGACATCAGCTATCACGGCTGGAACGACCACGACGACCGCCCCTGCGGGTTCGATTGCGACGACGACCAACGCCACTGGCGCGGGTAAGTTCTTCGTATCGGTTGCGGGTAAATGGGAATTTCCAGTTCTCACTTAATAAATCCAGCGGCCTACGGGCCGCTGTATTTCTTTAGAAAGTAACCCATGGCTGTTATTTACTTGAGACATCCCGACCACGGGGTTAAAGTGGCTTGTATGGATTTAGAAGCCGACGCCGACGAAGAGAACGGCTGGGAGAGGTTCGACCCAGATGACGACATACAGTTGCTACGATCAGATAGTGGGCGCGTTGAGGCTCCTCGGAGTGTTAGCCGAAGGCGAAACGCCCTCGTCAGAGACAGCGAATGACGCACTATTTGCTCTTCAACAGATGATCGACAGTTGGGACACCGAACGGCTTTCGGTGTTCTCAACGCAGGATCAGGTGTTCAACTGGCCGTCAGGTGAAAGAAACCGCACGTTAGGCCCAACCGGCGACTTTGTGGGCGAGCGCCCTGTATTGCTGGACGACGCGACTTACTTCCCCGATCCGCAGACCAACGTGTCTTACGGCATTAAATTTATCAATCAGCAACAGTATGACGGCATCGCGGTCAAGACCGTAACGTCTACTTATCCACAGGTCATATTTACCAATATGACCTATCCAAACATTGATATGGTCATCTATCCAGTGCCGCTGCGCTTGCTGGAATGGCATTTCATTTCGGTAGATAAGCTCACGCAGCCTGCGACGCTGGCGACGACGATCCTTTTCCCGCCAGGCTATCTGCGGGCGTTCCGCTACAATCTGGCTTGCGAACTGGCTCCTGAGTTTGGTGTCGAGCCGTCAAATCAAGTGCAGCGAATTGCTATGTATAGCAAGCGCAATCTCAAGCGCATCAATAACCCTGACGACATCATGGCTCTGCCTTACAGTATCGTGGCTACTCGTCAGCGCTTTAACATCTTTGCTGGTAATTATTAATGCTAACGCCAATCCTAGGGCAAGCGTACGTTGCTCGTAGCGTAAACGCTGCGGATAACCGCATGATTAATTTATTCCCTGAAGCCGTACCTGAAGGTGGCTACACAGGGGGATTTCTTAATCGTACGCCTGGTTTGCGTAAGTTAGCTACGATCGGCACTGGCCCCATCCGTGGGCTTTGGACGCATTTAACCAATGGCGAAGATGCTTATGTAGCGTCAGGTAATGAGTTCTATAAGATTCTGCCTGACCCAGCAG